TTTCATACAGTTATTTATCATAGTCTGCTGCATTTATAAATTTTAGTTAAAAGAAAAGGGACCGAAGTCCCCTTTCTCTGTTCCAACATTTGATTTCTCAAATGAGAATGATTCTCATTGAAACGTCAAATTTTGGACCGCAATTTCACCAACGTAATCCGCGGCATTACCAAACGAACTCGCGGTATTCGTGAGTTCTATGTAGCCATATCTCGTCATAAATGATACGACTGGTTCGAATGTTGAAGGATCTAATACAACACCGCTGCTCATTAATGGAATATATGGGCAGTAGAACGCGGCTGCATCAGTCTCAGACGAACCCTTGTAACCAACCAATACAGGCTGGGTGTCAGGTGAATATGAGTTGACGAATACGCGCATTGCACCATTGAGAGTACCAACAAACTTAGTGTTAGTTGGGGCTTCAAATGTGCCTTCTGTTGTACGAGCAAATGCTGAAGTAGTTGCTGACTGAAGAACAGTCAACGAAGCAGGTGAAACAACTGCCCAGTTGCCAGCACCACGACGTGTGCGCTGTGCAATCAAGTTAGCAACACGATTGATAAGAACAGCTAAAGCAGCGTGTTCGTCACCAACGTATGTAGCAGTACCTGATACTGTAGCTTGGTTGTATGTATACTCAGTTGATGCCAATGTTGACAAGCTGAGTAGAATTTCCTGGTCGATTTCAGCAGTGATTTCTTGAGCAAGAGCAGCCATAATTTCTGCTTCTACGTCAATACCGTGCTGTGACTGCGCGTCCTGTGCAGCTTCAAAAGTCCAGCGAGCTTGGAGCTTACGTGACTTAGCTTCAACAGCTTGACGGAGGATCTGTACAGAAATCTGCTTACCACCGTTGCCTTCTAGAGTTGCTGTATCAGCACCTGTGTAGAAGTTTGTTGAAGTTGTGTTCTGCTGAACACGCGAGTATGCCTGTGCAATTAAGAACGGGCTCAGGGCTTCTTGACCAGCCTGTACACTTGTCTGTGCTGCTGAGTTATCAGTCAATGACTGAGCATAGCGAACACGTAAAGTGTGGATCTGACCAACAGGGCCTGTCATTGGCTGAACGCCAACTAGTTCGTTTGCAATGACAGTTGGCATTACACGACGAATTACTGGAAGAATAACGCGATTTAATGTTGCGATATTACCAGCAGTTGTTGTGCCTGCTGAAGATTCAGCGAGCAACTGTTTGCGGGTGTTTTCTAAAATTACACCCATCGTTGAACGACGATTGCCTTTCAAGCCTTCTAACAGGGCCTCTCTGGTCTCGTTCCAACGGCTTTCTAAGAGTACTTTTGACATTGTTATTTTCTCCTAATCTATGTCTAATTAAAGCCCTGCCAGGCGTCGAATGTCGATTACGTTATCACGCTCTTCAACATCAATTTCTTTTTTGGCAGTTTTGTTACCAGTAACTTCTACTACACTTTCAGTGATGACAGCCTTTTTGACTGACTTCTCTGCACCTGTATTAAGAACTGCTGGCAAATACTTGTCGAATGCGGCCTGCAACTTTGTTGTTTGGACGCTTTCAAGTAAGGATTGCATTACTTGAGCCTTCTCTTTGTTTAGAGTCTTGAGCAAGTCGCTCATTACTTTTCCACGCTGATTTGATTCTTTAATAATACGAACCTCACGATCCTTTGTTTCTACTAACTTGGTAGCTTCCGCTGCCTTGTGTGTAGCTTCAGCTAATTGCTGATCCTTCTGTTTGAGGGCTGTTAAAAGTTTGCGAGCCTCTGCGTTCTTATCAAGATAAGTTACAGAGTATTCACTTGCAAAAGCTTCAAACAATCTACGTCCAAAATTGTTTTCTTTAGCTGATTTAATATCTTCTTTGAGTTGTGAAATTTCACCCTTAAGATGAGATGTGATTGCCTTATTGATTCTTGATGCACTTTCAGTAACAAATTTGTTCTTAAGTGTTTCAAGTTGCTTACGGCCTTCAGCAACCAACTTAACCTTAGCCTCGACAACTGCTTTCTTGTCTTGGGAGAATTCTTTAATTTCTCTTGCAAGAGCATGAACGACAAATTGCTCAAGCTTACGTTGACTCTCTAAGGCGATCTGACGATCAGCACGTAACTCTTTAATTTCTTCGGCTAGTTTTGTAACCATAAAATTATTGAATTTTGATGCATTTTCTCTGAGTTTCATCTTTGCTTGTACGCGGTCTTCGTTAAGAGCTTTTTTCTCCTCATGAAATTCTGAAATTTCACTTTGGAGGCTTTCGGTTACCATCTTATCGAGGGCTTCTACCATCACAATTCTATCGTGTTCGTAACGTTGTGCAAACTCTTCGCGGAGTTCGGAACGCACTTGATCACGGGCTTCTGTCAACTTGGACTCCCAAACTTTGTTAAGTTCTTGTCCAACATCTTCATTGATTAAGCCACTGTCGAGCAATGGTTTGATAGCATCTAGCATATCTAGTTCCTCTATTTGATTTTTAATTCCTTGATAAGACGAGTTACCTCATCCTTCAAGTATTTCTGTACCTTTCTGTCGCCGCTAGCTTCCTTAGCAACTTCTAGTATTTTATGACCATGCTTCATGTTCATGAGCCCTTCATAAATCGCTTTTGGGTATGCGTTTGGTGCGCTTGGCTGCGCGACAATATCAACAGTGATTATTTCAAAATCACTTACACGGCCATCCCTGTCGTCTACATTACCTGATCCACGACTGGATACGCCAAGTTTAACTCCACTCTCCAACATAGTAGTTACTAACTGCCCCATTGGAGTTGGTAAAATCTTTAACTTGCCAAAACCATTTGGACCGTCCATCCACATATTAGTAATCATATGTGACACGCGATCTAGATTGATTTTCAAGTCATCTGGGTGGTCTACTTCACCAAGAACTGAGTGACCTTCTTGAATCTGAATATTAAGAGTTTTGACGGCGTTTTCAATTTCAGAAACGGGGTAAACACGCTCATTCGCGTTCTTTACCCCACCCTGAATGAAGATGCCTTTCATATACAGGCTCTTCATTTTGTCGTCGCCTTCCTTAACACTTTCCAGCACCATCTGTGCGTGGTCAAATGTTAATCGTTCTTTGAGATACAAAGCCATTTGTTCTCAGATTCCTTATTTTGCTACCGGGCTTCTCTTGCCCGTTGCGCCATCTTTAGTGACTGGCTTAGGTGTCGAACTTCCCTTTTCAGTGAAGTTGTTCTTGCCTGGAGTATTCTTGAACGAACCTGCTCCTGGAAGATTGCCTTCGCCCTTTGTGTACGCATCGTGCGGCTTCTTAGGACTTGTTGGTACAGTCTCTGCGTGACCAGAGAACTTAACTGGCTTGCTTGCCATACCGCGCTGTCCTGAGTTAGCAGCTACTGTGCTTTTCTTCTGTGCGCCGTCATCACCATGCTTTGGGGCTGGTACTCTTGGTAGATTGACATTTTCCATAACCGACTCTTCTTCTTCTTCGTCGCCCATGTCTTCTTCGTCGTCCATGTCTTCATCTTCTTCGTCATGGTCTGTTTCCATGTCGTGAGTTAGCTCTTCGCCGTCTTCCTCAGCTTCATCGTCAAACTCTGCGTCTGACTCGTCATGCTCATGCTCGTCGCCCATAATCTCTTCAAATTCTGCCATTAGTTCGTCTAACTTATCTTCAATGCGAACTACACGGTCTTCGATTTCTTCGTGTGCAGATTCTTCCTCGTCTCCGTCGGATAGGTCAAACTCTTCGTCGCCTTCGCCTTCGGTCATTCCTGACTCTTCAGCACTAATTTCGTCAAGTAGATCGCCTACTTGTCCGCCCATGCCTTCGTCCATGTCGCCTTCTTCCATACCCATCATTTCTTCGTCTATGATGTTTTCGTAGATTTGGCGTGACTTTTCTACAACGATTTCGTGAAATAATTCACTCGCTCTTTCCTCATTCTCATTAATAATAAGGTCAATGAGTTGCTCAAACTTTTTGTTGTCCATATTGTTCTCCTGATTGAAATGGCTTTGTATACTTACTTATGCTCTATGCAAAAAAACTAGTCATTAAGCGTGCATTTTTTACGTTTTTGATTGAGATATAGGAAAACTAATAAAGAAAAAGGAGCCGAAGCTCCTTTTTGGTAGAATATTTACTGAACAGTAAATATTACTTCGTCATCAGACCCTTGATCCACATACCTACTTTAGGTACTAAAACTACCAATACTGCACCTGTTACGGCGCCAAATAAAAAGTCAACTGTTAATCCAAACATGTAATTTCTCCTGGTTAAGGCACTACGGCTCTCCGGGGTGCTAATGATATTTATAAGGTAGGATGTGTTATAAAGTACACAGTCATTTATTTTACGATTTTTCCGTATTAAAGCGAAGGACCGGAGTCCGGAGCCGCTTTAGCACCGTATTGAGCGCGAACTTTACTTAAGTATTGCTTCTTTTCATAGTTGCGAACATCTATCATTCTGCGTAACTTACGTATTTGTTTTAGCGTCAGCTTAGTTTTTCTGGATGAACGCCAAACAGGTTTGCTATTATCAGCATCGGTATCCTGATATCCTGCAATTGGTGGATCAAACATTTCTACTAATTTCATAAAATTATTTATCTTTTTACGCTATTGCGCCGGGTGTAGCTAGTCCGCCCGCTGCAGGCGCTCCTGCGGCTCCCGCTGCTGCTCCTGCTTGACCTGCGGGAGCTGAACTAACCGGGCCTACAACATTTTCTGGAGACATACCTTCTTCAGGTTGAGCTTCCATTTGATCTGCGGTTTCTTGATCTGATTGCATATCGCCAACAGAAACACCAATACTTCTGAGATCACTGCCCTTAGGCTCTTCAATAACATCTTTCTGATTCTCTTCACGCCATAACTTTTCATTTTTGGCAATTTCTTCTTCACTTAGTCCTAAAAATCTCTCTAAGGCAAAACGCTTAGAAATATACGGGAATTGTTCCATCGCTTGATATACTTGAACTCGGTCTTTGTCTAATTCACTTTGTCTATAAGATGCAAAGTTTTGCGGTGGGTTAAACGAGATTTGGAATAATCCCGAATCAATGTTAAAACCTCTCCAACGTAAGAATAACTTAAATTCTTCATCTAGCTTAAGAGACATGTAGTTCTGCAAGCGTTCACAGTATTGATTAAAGCGGAATTCTTGAATCATTGCTGTGCCAACACGACCGTCGTTCATTGGGGTAGTATTGTCGTCTGGGCCAGTCGGCAAATACGAGCTTGGCACGCGCAAGCCACGCGCTAATCTATTATTAAAATACTTCAAGTCATCAATTTCGCCAAGATTCTGTCCACCGGGTAATAGTTCAACGCTACTGCCTTTGCCTTCACTTGTTACTGGAAAGAAGTAATCCTCGTTCATTGAGTTTTTGACAAATATACCTGAATCAATTGCAAATGTATGATAATCGTGCCAGCGGTGTAATCCATCTATAGTAATAGTACCAGTATCACGATTATCTACCTTTTCAATCT